GGTGATATACGCCGTAACATTCTCAATGGTGGAACGTTGGATGATTTAGCTGTAAAAGCTATGAATCACAGTCCAATAACGGCCAACGAAAATTCTCCTGATGATTACTTTAGGGATCTAATGCGACTGCACAATGTTGTTGCATTACCAGCAACTGTTAAACTACCTGGATACAAGTCTGTGTATAGTTCTAGCTTACCTGATGTATTAGCCTTAGCACCAATACCTTTGATGTGCAATGCTGAGTTAATACTTGCAGAAATACTTGCTACTGTAGATGCTGTTGTAACAGTAATTGAGTTACCGTTAATTGTAATAGCACCTGGAGAAGCTGTAAATGCTGGATTGCTTGTTGTACCAACTACTGCTGGCCAACTTGTTTGCCATGTTGTTGATACAAATGTTGAATTGTTAGCGTTTGAAGCAAATGCTGTTTCATTGCTTGAACCAACTTGAACCCAGTTACCATTACTGTTCTTGAAATATGTGTTGTTCATATCAGTATTGTCTAAGACGATACAATATGAACCGTTAGCACCTAAACTTGGTTTTGGTGTTACGCCATCTGAGTTAACTGTGTTATTTGCGCGGTTTGAACCGTCGATAACGATTGGAGATTTGTTAGCAAATGTGCCTGTTGCAGAATTCCATTCAAACAGACCAAATAGCGTGTTTGAAGTGTCTAACCAGTATGATCCATCTGTTGGAGGACCTGCTGGTGCGTCTGACTTAGCAGTCAATTGACCTAGGTCAATGTTTGCACGAGCTACGTATGCCTTTGAGCTTACACCTAATAGTGAGTAAGCGGCTTGTAAACCGTATTCGTTTAATTCGCCACCGTGGATTGGATTACCTTGTGTATCTGTGTAGAACAATGGTGTTCCAAAGGTATCTGTCAAATCACGTTGACTTGTAATTGTGTATACTTTTCCAGCGTTTGCAGGATCTGTTCCTTTTGCTAGGCCTGTATTTGAGGCATTTGCTTTGTTTGAGGCACTTGCCACAATAACTAGGGGTACTGTTCCAGGTGCGGCAGGCGTATAGAAACTCTCATCAATAACTGATACGCTTACGCCTGGTGATTGTAATGTTTTTGCCATTTACTAACTCTCCCAATAATGGTTTTATCAGTAATATTTAGCGTATACTCCAAATTTTATCGAGTTAAATACATGGAAAAGGGCACCAAAAAGGGCTTACTATGAGACCATTATGCAAAACATGCGGCAAAAGGCCGGTGGCAATTAATTACCACAAAGACGATAGAGTGTTTTATCGCAAAACTTGCGACCATTGTGCCAGGCGCAGAGAGATTGGCCGTCCTAAATGGCAACAGGCAGGATACAAGAAGAAAGACAAGTGCGACCGCTGTGGGTACACGAGCAAGTACCCAGAGCAGTTTGATGTATTTTATATCGACGGGGAACCGTCAAATACTAAGCTGGCAAATCTAAAAACGGTATGCTCAAACTGCCAGCGAATCCTGCACCTTCTAAAACTGCCTTGGAAGCGTGGGGATTTAACACCAGACTTTTAACCTGTGTAAACAGGTCTTCAATTGTTTCGTTGTTATCTAGCACGTAGTCAAAATTAGTACCTACCCAAGCAGTTTCGCTAGCGTGGACTCCGTAGCTATCTAGCTTTTCTTTGAACATCTCTATTCCGTCATTAGCGTATTTTGCTACTTCGTACCATTCTGGTTCTGCACCACGGACTACACGGATAACAATACCGCCTGCGGCTTTGATTGATTTAATTTCGTTAGGAAAACGACAGTCACTAATGACAATATCATCGGTACTATTACGGAGTTTGTTTTCTAAACTGGCAATCCAGATGTCATCGTGGAATGATTTACGGCATACTTCTGTACCCCAGTATTGAAGTACCCAGCGTGGAGTTAAATGTGGCATGCCCAGGCGTTCTGCCCACCACGGATCTACTTGTTCACGCCATTCGCGGGCTGATTTAGTTCGCCCTTCTAGCATAGTACGGTCCCAACCAAATACTTGTGCCACAGCATCTTTTAAACTGTTGGCAAAACTTTCTCGTCTAAATCCGTGGAAATTTGTTAGATAGTCGGCAATAGTATCTTTGCCTGACCCAATAAAACCGCACACGCCAATAATCATAGTATCTCCCATTCGATACTATATTTTATTACAGCGTTGTTACAAAGTCAATAAGTTTGGTTAGCCAACTACAAACCACATTGGTTTTTCACCAGTGCCGTAGTTGTTAATTTCAGTGTCAAGTTTTTCAATCATTGCAGTTGCTTCTGATTTTAACTGTGAACCGTTAAGTGTTGTACCACCTTGTGGGCTGGTAATTTGATTGAATTTTTCACGAGCTTCACCTAACATTAACTTGCAGGTAGCAAGTGCGTAGTCCTTAATCCATAAACCTGCGTATGGGTCGTCTAATAAAGCAAAGTCAGGACGGTGATTATACAACCATAACAATACAGTTTCTTCGCCACGTGGACGTTGCATGATTGTTAACTTGCGAGTTTGTGGATGATATGTAAACTGGATGTAGCTACCGAACATTTTACCAACCATCTTTTGATATTGGGCAAATGCATAGTAAGTACCTAAGCCGCCCATGTTACTAGATGATAGCAAATAGGTGTTTGTGTAGGCTAAGTTAAACGGTTCAAATAATGATCCGCCATCGCCGCCGCCCGTTCTACTACCAATACTTCTGCGGAATACATCGCGAACTTCAATAACTTCGTTACCAAGTATGTACTCGTTTTGATCCTGCTCTAAAGTCAAGTAGCCAAAGCTCTCTTCTACAGAGTTAGCACTACGTTGACGATATCGTGCCAACGAACGGTCAATAGCTATATGGTAGTCTTTTGGCTCAAGTTCTACATCAACCATGCTTCCGCCTAGTAATGACTTAACATAGTCAATTATCTGCTGGCGGGCAGGTGTTGTATCGTTTACTGGGGATGGGGTATTTGCTGTGCTCATAATGATATTTAGCCTATAAATACACTACTATGCCAAGACTATCCCTTTACCGCCCTGAAAAAGGCAATGATTTTAAGTTTTTAGATCGTGTAATTAACGAGCAATTTCAAGTGGGCGGAACTGACATTTATGTCCACAAATATTTAGGGTATGTAAATCCAGCTGATGGAAATGCAAGTCCTTCGCAACCAGTTAGTTCTAACCCTATTGCAGAACTAGGAATACAAGACGTATTACTAATGGAAAATCGCGATAGGCACTATGCTCCTGATGTTTACATCATGCGTGGCATTTATCAGATGCAGGACTTAGATTTTAATCTGAGTCAATTTGGATTGTTTTTAAACAATGACAATATTATGATACATTTTCACTTACGTGGATGTGTAGAAACACTAGGCCGTAAAATGATGGCAGGTGACGTTGTAGAACTACCTCACCTACGTGATGAGTATGCGTTAGATAACGTATCGGCTATCAAGCGATTCTACGTTATTCAAGAAGTGATGCGTCCATCAAACGGCTTTAGCCAAACATGGTTCCCGCACTTAATCCGTGCAAAATGTGCTCCGTTAGTTGATACACAAGAGTTTAAAGAAATCCTTGATGCGGTTAATACTGATTCTAACGGTGTACTAGATCCTAACGGAACTACACTAAGAGATGTTGTATCTCAATATAAAGTTAGTATTGATATCAACAATCAAATACTCGCACAAGCGGAAGCAGACAGTCCGGCAAGTGGGGTTGATGATTCTAATTTATACGTTGTACCTTGGGCGCCAGATGGTACAGTTGACACACAAGACGTTAGTGACACATCTATAGATAACACTAACTGGGACAATATTGACGCTTCTATTGTGTTGCGTTCTCCAGACCACACTTACTTTGTGCAAAGTGGTACACAAATGGGAGGTGTTCCTCCTAACGGTGCCAAGTACGGTGCCGGTATTGAGTTTCCAAGTAACGCTGTTAAAGGTCAATTCTATTTGAGAGTAGACTATTTGCCCAATACCTTGTTTAGATTCGATGGCGCAATTTGGGTCAAGTTTGAAGACAATGTACGTATGACATTAGATGAGTTTGGCACTCAAGATGTTGCCCCAGGAACCGCACACGCAGGTAAACAAGTAAGAAGAACACAACTAACAGGGTATATCAATAACGCAAATACCTCTACTATTGCAGGTGTTACTGTAACAGAGCGCCAAAGTTTAAGTAACGCTCTAAAACCAAAGGCAGATAATTAATGGATCATTTTTACGACGGGCAGATACGAAGATACCTAACTCAGTTTATGAGAGTTATGAGTAACTTTGCATACAAAGATGCAAAGGGTAATCTAACACAGGTTCCTGTACGATACGGTGACATGAGTCGTCAAGTAGCACAGATACTAACTAAGAACTCTGAAAACACAATGCCGTCTGCACCTTTTATCAGTTGCTACATTAAGAATTTAAAAATTGCTCGTGATAGATTACAAAATCCCTATTACGAAAATACTCTAAATGTTAGAGAACGTGAAACACATTATGTTGACCAAGATCCTAGCAGTCCAACCTACGGACAAACAATACAAGACTATGGTAATTTACAAGGTGGTAATTATACTATTAATCGCTTAATGCCAACACCTTACGATTTAGAGTTTCAAGCAGATATTTGGAGTTCTAATACAGATCAAAAATTACAAATCCTTGAACAGATTTTAGTTTTATTTCGCCCTGCAATGGAAATACAAACGACCAGCAACTTTGTTGACTGGACTAGTTTAAGTTATTTAGAATTGTCAGACCTAACATGGTCCACTCGAGCAATTCCACAAGGAGTTGAACAAGATATTGATATTGCAAACTTATCATTCAATGCACCAATTTGGATCAGTACTCCTGTTAAGGTAAAACAATTAGGCATTATTACAGATATTATTGCTAACATTTTTGTAGAACCAACTGGTACACTCAGTGATAGCAAATATGATGACGGTGCATTCTTTAATGGTCGTACACCTACTGCTGTTGCAGGTCATAACTTGAAAAATCATAATGTTATTGTTATGGATAATACTGCAACATTAGGACCAGGCGTCAGTTGGTACAAGATACTTGATGCGTATCCTGGAACATTTACTGCTGGCCTAAGTCAAATTAGATTTACAAAAGATCTAAACATAGAAGTTGTTGCTACAATGACGTTAAATCCAGTTGACGAAACACAGATGATCTTAAGTATAGACTCATCAACATTACCAACTAACAGTCAAGTACCGCCCAATAGCGGAAAAACGTATGTTGATGCTATTATAGATCCAACTAAATTTACAACTGATTCAAATAACGTAGGCATTCGCTATTTGATATTAGAAGATATCAATCCTGCATACAGACAAGTGCAGTATGTAGCTAATCCCGGTTACAATTCAGGTGATCCGGCTAGTCCTCAACAGATTGTAAAATTAGATGCTAACGGTAATCCAGTATATCAAACAATGTATCCGGACGCAGGATACGCTGTTACTAATTTTAGAAACGCAGACAACACAATATTCTCAGCTAACGCAAACGACATTATCACATGGGACGGAACTAAATGGTCAGTCATATTCGACTCTTTAGCCGGCGTTGCTCCTACTTACATAACTAATATACGTACTGGTTCACAATACGTATGGGATGGCCAACAGTGGACATCTAGTTACGAGGGCGAGTACACTCCTGGATATTGGCGTTTATTGTTATGAACATAATTTGTAGTGGCGGAATATTTTTAAGTAAATCAACAAAACGATTTTTATTACTAAATCGATCAGAAGGTAAAACCGCAGGCACGTGGGGAATCGTAGGTGGCAAACACGAGCCTACTGATCAAACCCCATATGAAGCACTATGTAGAGAGATCCAAGAAGAAATTGGATTCTTACCTAATATAGAAAAAACAATTCCCTTAGAACAATATGAAAGCAAAGACGGTGAGTTTTACTACCACACCTACGTGTTGTTAGTCGGCGATGAGTTTATTCCTAAACTCAATCACGAACATTCTGGGTATGCTTGGGTATCTAAAGACAGTTTACCTAAACCATTACACTCTGGTTTAAGAACTACGTTGAGTAGTAAAACAAATAAAGCAAAAATTGATACTATATTTGATTTAATTAGTTAAATGTCGTCGGCTATTAGATTAAAACTAATACTGATTCTATCTTCTTCCGATAGATTTTCTTCTACACCGTGATCTAACCAGCTTGGGAAAGCAATGAATAGCCCAGGTACTGGTTGAAAACTATAACTCTTATAATTATAATCTACATCCTTGGCACTATAGAAGTGTTGACGGGCGGCAAGATTTGGATTGATGAATGTTATTTTTCCACTGCGAGGCGGAGTCTTAACATATAGTGTACATGCAAATACGCTACGTGGATGCAGGTGCGGAATCATATATGCACCTGGTGGGTTTACGTTGACCCAATAGTTTTTTAATTTTAGTTTAGTGACAGATTCGTAGTCTTTGACTAATGCACTAGTACACTTTTCAATGATAGGCATTAAGACAGGGTGTGCAATAGTAAGAACTTTACTACTGCCACCACCGCCACGTTTACTTGATATATCTAGATTTGGTTGAGCTTTAATCATCTCATACGCAAATCTTTCTAACTCTTTTAAATCTTCTTCAGAAATTTCGTTCTTAATTGTCCACACCGGAGTGGGGAAGATGTTACTTAAGGTGAGATCAGATCCAGCCAAGTTGTTTTACCTGTAAAGGAGTTGTGCAGTCATTAACTGCTTTTTTGTCTGCTAGCATTTCGCCTAACAATGTTGCTTGTTGTGCTTGGAATGCCGCATTCTTAGCAAGTGCTTGACTAGCTAAATCACCAGTACTAATTCCACTTGCGGCTGACAATGCAGACAACAACGGAGTTGGATAGTTAGGGTTGGCTTGTAATGCTTGTGCTTCTGCAAGCTGTTGATTAAATGTACTTGCTTCTAAAGAACTTGTAGTTACATTTAAGTTAGCAAACTTAACATCGTACTCTGCTTGAATTTCTAATATGCTTAGATACTTGTAACCTTTCAAGAACAACTCAATATCTTCGTGTGATGTTAGAGTAGGGAAATGTTGTAGATGACCGTCAACAATATCATTTGGTGTATGATCAGCAACAGTTGTAACATACGCAACAGTACCATCATCGAGTACAGTATAGTTGATATGTTCCATTTCTGCAATCACTTGCGGATCAGTTAATTGCACAATTTTGTATTTTGCAATTTGATCAGCATTAAAATTTACAATTGGAAGATCTACAACTACCCATCCGTGAGTAGTGTATTTTGTATTTGGCGGTAGTTGGAACGTAAGTGCTTGGTTCCAATCAATTTTCATTAAAAGCATATTAGTAAGACCTTGCTAAAAAGCGTTATTGTGGCGCTCTTTCAATCTTGTCTTGTGTTCCATCTACGTTAAACTTGATCATTGTTTCTTGATCTTGAGCTGAACCTAGCTGTGGCACAGGAATATAAGCGGCCATTTCGTTTGTAATCTTCAATGCTTCCTGTAAGGTTACATGGAAAATCTCTTCTGGTAAGTCTAACATCGCTTGCAAGTTACCTGTAGAAATTCTACCTGTAGATACAATATCTAAACCTGCTTGACGACCTAGACGTTTGACCCAGTAATCAATTTCGAGAGTGTCTTTCATAGCCAACATCTCGCCAATATCATAATTGTCATTAAAATACTGTAGTACTT